GTGCAACTATGGTTTAAGTTCACCATCATCCTCCATAACTTGGACTGGGTTTACATTAGCAACAGTCAAAGTAGGTTCTTCGAATACTTGAGTAATATTCCTAGAATAATGATTGATAGTGCGAAGTGTATAACGCTTGCGACTAGTATAGATCCATTGTACCGGTTTAGGAATAATAGTATTTAATTCAAGTGGGTTTTGTGAAAGACCCAGTTGTCCATGTGTTACAACTAGTAATTGGTAGGACATTCCTTTAACATAGGTATGTCTTGCCCAATATTCAGAGTCAACAATACTCTGTGGTTTAAATGTAAAGTTATAGTTAACTTTAGCACCTGCTTGTGCTTTAAACGTTTTTTTATCAGCTATCTTCCATTGCATATTAAACAATTTAGATTGAGTAGGTACATTTCCTATAACTGTATTAGAAATAGCCGTTTGTCCGAGTAGGCCAGACGCATCATCCAAGCCTTCACCCCATTCAATTTCAGTATCAAATGAGGTAGAACGTGTGTTCTTAGCCATACATAAATAAAATGTGATTGTACATTCACCAGCGCTCATGTTAGTCCATTCTTGGGCTAGATGACAGCTTTGTACAAAGAATTTATATGAACTTGACTGATTAGCGATAATAGTGGTAGCGTTAGCGTTAAGCGGTGCTGCTCCTGGAATATTGGAATAAGCAATATTCATAATAGCTTGAGTATCAAGACTATTAAATACATTTGCAACTACTTTAACTTTTTGTGTATTTGCAATATCTCCAGGATCATGATATAGTAGACTGAAACCTTGTGTTTCGTGTACTGATTCTCCTCCAATAAATCTAGCAAATCGATTAAGTTTGCTTAATTTATATTTAATAGTCTTATAGACTGTTAAGTTTTCTCCTGCGCCATCTGATTGTGCGCGGTATCTCTTACGTTTACGTTGAGTTATTGTTTGAGTACTAGCATTTTTCATTTTAGGTTTAATAATAATGCTAGTTGGATTACGTTTAAACCGTGTTAGAGCATTACGATTTGATCTAAGTTTAGAACTGACGGTAACGCCAGTAGCGTTACGAGCGATTGCAGTAGGGTGCCAATTGCGACCAGAAAAACGAGCCATAAAAACGGGGTCATATCGTAGTTACATATATTTGTTAATTTACGAAATACGATATGGTCAGGGTTACATTATTACCCCTGACCCCCTGTGCAGTGTGCAAGTCACACAATCAGCTTATCTGAACACAATCAGTCACGTGAGTTGACGCCATGTGGGGTATTCAGATATAAAAGCAGGTCGGTTTCCATTATTTTCATCATGGAAAATGGAGACGACTCTGCAGCCCTACCATCCCGAAGGTCAAGACATCGAAGCTGGTGCTTTACTCTCAACAACTACACTGAAGCCGACTGTCGTGCTATCGATATCCTACCCTGCCTTTATGTCATCTATGGGAAGGAGACTGCTCCTACCACAGGTACGCAACATCTGCAAGGCTACATCACTTTCGCAGCAGGGAAAACTATGCGTAGTGTTTGCGCGATCCTACCTGGATGTCATTTGTCTGTTGCCCGAGGTACTGCCGCTCAGAACAAAGTTTACTGTTCAAAAGGAGGGGACTTTCATGAACGTGGTATCTGTCCAGCCTCACCTGCTGACCAAGGAGATGTGGAACGAACTCGATGGGATTCTGCTTGGGCTCACGCCATTACTGGGAATATCGCAGCGATTGATGCCGATATTAGGATTAGGTGCTACCCCACCCTCCAGAAGATCAGAACTGACTTTATGCCGCAGGCTCCGTCGCTCGACGCAACCTGTGGGATTTGGATCACCGGATTGTCTGGGTGCGGTAAAACCCGTGCCGTCTGGAGCGCTTACCCTTCTTGCTACTCTAAGCCAAGAAACCAATGGTGGGACGGATATCAGAACGAAGCCGTTGTACTTGTCGACGACGTTGATAAATACGACCGGGCACTTGGAGGAAAATTTAAGCATTGGGCCGATTTTGCCCCATTTATCGCAGAGATTAAGGGAGGCTCAAGAAGAATCAGACCCTCCAAGCTTATAGTTACTAGTCAGTATACTATTGAGCAGATCTGGGAAGATGAAGAAACCCAGGCTGCATTATTGAGGAGATTTACCGTAATTATTAAGGTTAAAGATCAAAATATAATCATTTAAGGTTTAAGGTTAAATAGCTCTTAAGGGTTAGCTGCAAAAATGTTTAGGGTTAAAACATATATTATTTTTTTGTTAAGGTGTGTGCAACTATGGTTTAAGTTCACCATCATCCTCCATAACTTGGACTGGGTTTACATTAGCAACAGTCAAAGTAGGTTCTTCGAATACTTGAGTAATATTCCTAGAATAATGATTGATAGTG